CATTGTCAACTTAAATACGGCCCATGCTCATAATATGGGCTGTTTACGGGGATATAACGGGTTTTAAGTCACCATTAACTGCGCCGTTTATGCGGATTCAAATCCGCGGCTTACATAAAATTGATTGTCGTAGCCATAAAAGGCAGCATTGGCCAATGCACTGTTTTGATCCAGTCCATTGCGTCTTGCATACTCAATCACATTTTGCTGTTGTTGAATCGTTAGTCCTTTTCCAGACTGTGCCGAAAGTTCCTTGCTCAATTTTGGTATGTCTGGTATACCAACAGTTGAAACTCCTATGGACTTTAGTGCATTGTCGTTCTGTCCTTGTAGTAAAACGGCCTGCACTGCCTCTCCATATTTGTCATTGGTCAGCATGCTGTACAACAATTTCCTCACGCCACTGTTGTATGGATCTGTTCCTATGGTAGGGAACGACAGCAAGGCCAATACAGTTGATATGGACCCAGGGGAATATGAGTACACATCAATTCCAGCCAACTCGCAATTGGTTATCTCCAGCGTGAGTTGGGTGATGATCTTTGTTATCTGAGTGTTTGCCAGTGCCAAATTATCCTGATAGTCACTGACTGATGCCAGTGCAGATACCGCAGACACGAGTGTTGCTTCTGCTGTGGTTGCGCTGGTTCCTGCGGTGTAGATAGCGTACAGTGCATCGGCTGCGGCCGCAAGTGCAATGTATTGACTACTACTGGCTATGGTGGTCTGGATCAGAGCAATCTCTGACAGAGCATCTGTGAATATATATCCACTTGGTGTTCCGATCATTTCTTGTATGAGCGGAGAATCAAACTCACCCGATCCTGTGGGCAGATATGCTTTGATTATGTTTCCATCAGCAACCTCTAGAGGGTGTATCTGATTTTGCAGGGTAGGATGATCAGGAATGATTACATTTTTAAGAGCTGTTGCGATTGCAGTAGGATCAGTGGAAATCACATTCAGCCCAATCAGTTGCTGGGCCAGGCTATAGAGAGTACCATATGGTATCGCGCTGACTGCACGACTTGGTAATACTTTATCCGCTTCCAGCAGGTCAGCGGCAGTGTTTATCACTGTGCCGGAACTTAGCTGTAGGTTGGTACCATATATGATTTTTTCTAGATTGGTTCCTGTGATCTGAGACAGCACCTGGCCCAGTATTGCTTTGTTAGCATCTTCTACATAGTTTAGATCTATGCCTTGCTGGGCAAATAGATTTCGTATTTCAATATTGATCAGACCCTGCTTCAACAGGCTTTTTGTCAACCCCAGCGGAGTTCCAAAGTTTTCTAGGTCTCCCCAGTCATACAATGATCCTAGTTTCAAGATACCATCAGCTATTGCTGTGATACTGGTCTTTATAGTTGCTGGGCTCGAATCCAATGGACTGTTGCCACTGTACAAGGTTGATGCACGAAGATTATCCTGTGTGTTTGCTGCCAGTGGACCAAACCTTCCTGTAATTCCTGCTGTTACTAGATCGCTGTGAGTCTTGATATTAGGGCCGATGCTTTGAAAACTGCCTGTTTCAAAACTATACACAGCACCCAGGATATTCCTTGATGCTTGGCAAGCACTTGATGATTGTGACAGCGCGGTCAAGAATCCTGATACACCACGAGCAAACAATAGCGTGGCACGGCCACGCACACTGTCTGTTGGGTCCAGTAACGAAACACCAACATGCGCACTGGTAATACTGATTGGTGCGGTGAGTGATAACCCGGGTAAGTTTGTGCGCAATGACAAAATCACAGCGGCCGAAGCAGAAGGATGATTTGCTACCCTGCGCAGTTTTCCACTCAAGGTAGTGATAGATTGTGCTGATCCTAGTGCTGTTAACAAAGAGTCAGAAACACCTATGCCTGTGTTTTGCAGGAATCCAGAAACAGCTATTAATTGTTGTGCGGTGTATGCCATAATATACTTATTTCATCAAGCCTTGCTAGGTCGCCAGATTCCCACTATACCGCCCTTGGCTGTGGTCCATCCACCCGGCCAGGAATTTGTCACATCACCGTCATTGGGGTTGTTGCCTTTGTTCTTGGGGCTTTGGTTGCCACCACAGAAAGTGTATTTGCCGCCTCCGCCGGAATAGATAAAATTCACGTGACTGTAGTTCCACAGCACGATATCGCCGGGAAGACCTTGATCCAATGGAATCGATGTTGCACCAAATGCTGATGTACGGTTCTGAATATCTTTAGCACCGGCTGTTTGCACATAGCGGTATCCACAATTTTTAAGCACAAAATTCACGAACCCCATGCACCAGGCTGTTTGATCTGTGGTCCAGCATCCTGATTTTGGATATCCAAGATATGGCCAGATACCAACGATGTTGGGATTTGATTGTTTGCCATCCTGTCCGGTTTCACGCCAGCATCCAGTGGCTGCTTCTGACAGCACCTGTCTCAGGAATGATGGTATGTCGCTGGCAGCGGCAGCACTAGGCGCAATAGATGCTCCAGATCCTCCGTCTTCCACTGTGCCAGCATAGTTTTGCTTGACTTGATTGTCTTCGTCGGTGCCAGGTGCAAGCCTGTATGCACTAGGATTTGCAACATAACTGCGTGTTGCTGAATCAGCAACGGCTTGTGCGGCAGGGCTTATTGTTACTGCAGGACTTGGAGAGCCTGAGAACAAAGCACTAGGTGGAATCTCATCTGCAAAGACCGTGGCTGGTGGTTCCGAAGATCCGCCGCTGCCGTCACCTGCAAACACATCATTGCTGCCAGTAGAAATACTGTGTCCACAATCAACTGGATCACCAACTCTAGCGCACTCTAGTCCGTTAACAATAACACTACCGGAACCTGCAACGATCGGTGGACCAGATGTATGAGACGGCACTGTGTCATGAGGATTGACTGTATCGGTTTTTCTAGCGCAAGGATTGCCGTTGACTATCACATCACCGCTTCCGCTGTTTATGATATCGCCGCCGGCGTCAACATTGGTCCTTGCTACCGCTGGCATTAGACTACCATTCCTGCTGGTGCTGTGGCAATGCCTGTGGTTGTCTGCAGATAGTAATCCTTGATTTCTTTTACTACCGGAGCATGCATCAGCACATGAGTAGCACTAAGATGCACGTCCTTGGTCAGCTCTGCTGTGAACAAGCTCTGCATCATGCCAATGCCCTTGGGGCTAGGAACCACTGTACAGGGTTTGCTTACCACAAACTCCAAGGGAGTGACTTCTACGATCTTGGCAACACATTCATCACCGTTGACCAATTTGAAGGCAACGATATCGCCTGCGGTGTAGGCTGTTTTTGAGATTAACATTTTTATCCTTTAAGGGTTTCGAAAAATTCAGGATCTTTTTTAGCAAGTCCTTGGTAACCACCTTCCACTAGGAGTTTACCGTCTTTGTACAACTGTGGTACTGTGCGATGTCCTTCTGCTAGAACAAACTCTTTGGCTGAAACATCCTCATCAATTTTGATTTCTGTATACTCAATACCTTTGAGTGTTAGTAGATTTTTAGCTTGTGTGCAGAAGGGGCAATTATTTTTTGAATATACTGTGACCATTTATAGACTGAATCCTTTGAAAGTATTAGAGTCGACGTCCTGCTTGGTACCGCCAACTACATAACTACTTATCTCGGTTTCCTGGGGGGCAACTTGAACTTCAGCGCCTGCGATCCACTTGGCAGTCCATGGCAGTGGATTTGATCCTGTCTTGATTCCGCATTTCAATCCAACCGCGGTCATGCGCTTGCAGGTCAACCAATCCACGTAGTCGCACAACAACTGTTCATTGAGACCAATCATGCTTCCATCCTTGAACAGATAGTGTGCCCATGCACGTTCTTGTGCGGCAGCACGTAGGAACATTTCCTCGCACTCGACCTTGGTCTCTTCTTTGATGGTAACATAATCAGGATCGTCCTGCGGCAAGAGTTTAAGCAGAGTCTGTGTGCTACCCAGGTGAACGTTTTCGTCACGAGCAATCAGTTTGATGATCTTGGCATTGCCTTCCATCTTCTTTAGTTCTGCAAAGGCCCAGGAGCAGGCAAAGGATACATAGAAGCGAATGCCTTCCAGTGCATTTACACTGTTCAGGCACAGCCACAGTTTCTTCTTGAGTTCGTATTCGTTGACTGTGATCGTTTCTCCATTGACTGTGTGAGTGCCAACACCCAGTAGTTTGTACCACTGTCCTGCTTCAATCAGTCTGTCGTAGTATCCTGAGATGTCTCCTGCGCATTCAACAATTTCATGTACATCCACAAGTTCATCAAATATTCTGCTAGGGTCAGAATACACATTCCGAATAATATGAGTATAACTACGGCTATGAATGGTTTCATTAAAGGACCAAGTTTGAATCCAAGTTTCCAACTCAGGAAGTGATACAATAGGAAGAAAAGCCAGGTTGGGGCTACGACCTTGCACAGAGTCAAGAAGAATCTGTCGTTTAAGGTTCGAAGTGAATATGTGTTGTTCATATGGTGTAAGGTCCTTGAAATCTTTGGCATCTCTCATGACATCTATTTCTTCGGGACGCCAAAAAAATCCCAATTGCTTATCGGTCAGTTTTTCAAACTGGCGATACTTCAGTGTGTCAAATCGTTGAATGGTAACCGGGCCAGCAGGATCTAAAAATGCCAAGCTGTTAAGGTGATTCTTTTTTGTAGTGTTAAAAACGCTCATTTATTATTCCTGGTTAAATTACGCACGATTCACAATCGTCTTGATCAATTGGTTCTAGTTCCTTCAAGGGTTCTTTTGCATTTAGTTTATCAATGTCAATTTCGCCCTGCCCATCATAGGTATTAAAATAGTACAGTTGCTTGCCACCATACTTGTAGAACTGCACGAGATGCTTGAGCATGTCGCTCATTGGAATCTTTTCATCATCAAAGAACTGCGGGTTGTAGCTGGTGTTAACACTGATGCCTTGATCAATGTACTTCTGCAATACTGCACAGATATTCATGTAGCCTTCTGGGCTTTTTTGGTTCCACAACAGCTCATACTTGTTTTTCAACTTGCGGTACTCAGGCACAACCTGTTTGAGTTGACCATGCTTGCTACCCTTGATGCTCACAAAACTACGCGGTGGCTCAATACCATTAGTGGCATTGCTAATCTGTGCTGAAGTCTCTGCAGGCATCAGCGCCATTAGTGTAGCATTACGCTGACCAGTACGTTGTACCTGTTCACGCAGACTCTGCCATGGCATGCGTTCAACGTGTGGAACTAATTCGTCCACATCAGTTTTGCGTGTGTCAATTGGCAATATACCATCTGCACTCTTAAGGTCTTTCCATCTAGTACAAGCGCCTTGTTCTTCCGCAAGATCTGCAGAGGCCTTGATCAAGTAATAACTCCAGGCCTCTGCATACTCGTCCACTAAAGGCAGGGCACGAGAGTCCGAATAACTAACGTCATTCTTGGCCAACCAATAGGCAAAGTTAATGATACCAACGCCTAGTGGACGGAACTCTTGTGTGGATAATTCGGCTGCTCTTATTGGATACTTTTGATAACTTAATAGTGCATCTAGACCGCGAACTGCCAGGGTACACATTTTCTCAAAGTCATGGGGGCCTTTTACATTGCCCCAATTGATCGCTGATAAAGTACACAAAGCGATCCTACCATCCTCGTCGTTGACATCGTTCAATGGTACTGT